GCCTTGGTGATGTGGTGCACCTCGTTGACGCCCGCGATGGTGAAGGCGTCGCCGACCTTGACCGTGCCGCCGCCGACCGTGATGGCCAGCGTCTGGTAGCGGTTGTCCACGTTCTGCACTTCGCCGGTCGCGGCGGTGCTGGTGGCCTTGGGCACGTAGCGCTGGTTGGCGCCGTTGATCGTCACCGACGTGCCGGCGGCCGCGGTCAGGCGGTAGGCGTAGTCCAGCTTGTACGTGTCGAAGCCTGCCACGCGGCCGACATAGGCGCGCTCGTAGGCCGACAGCGACTTGCTGTTGTCCAGCGTGCGGCTGGCCAGGTTGGACGCCATCGAGTTGTAGTCCGACGACGAGTAGCACGCGAGGCGACGGTCCATCGGGACGCCATTCCGATTGAAAGCGTTGTCGATCTGGGCGACGTCGTCGAAGCCGGCCGCAGCCGTGGTGCGCTTGACCACGACCGTGCCGGAGAGCGCGGCCAGGTTCGAGCAGTCGAGGTTGATGTCGGAGGCCAGGCGCTGCAGAGCGGCTTCACCCAGGCGCTGCTGCTGGAGCATGTCGCGCAGTTCGGTCGCCGACAGGGTCAGCGGCACCGAGTGCGAGTAGCCCAGCGTCGTCGGAACGGACAGCTGCGTGTAGTTGCGGTTGAAGTTCGCCGACTGGTCGAGGCCGGTGAACGACTGCGCGATGTAGGGCTGCGGACGCCAGACGGTGTTGCCGGCGCGCTCGGCCAGCACGTCGTCGACGTTGAAGCGGCCGAACATCGGCGAGATGACGAGAGCATCCTGGAAACCTTCGAGGACGTTCTCGAAGGCGACGATTTCTTCCTTGTTGAAGGAATTGGCACCCAGCACCAGACCGGCTCGCGTCTGGTAGTTGAACAGCTTGGTGCTGATCGCATGGCCGAACCAGGCGACGCCCGCGAAGGCGTAGGTCAGCGGCTTTTGCAGAACGGCGGGGGATGCGGCGACCACGCTCGCGGCCGCGGCAATGAGGGAAAGGCGAAGAGTCTTGGCCACGACGGGCTCCTTGGACGAATGAGTGCTGAATGCGGCTTGCGCCGCGCTGCTTGACTCATCCGCTCAGGGCCGGACGGGGGCCTCCTCAAACCTGCCCGTAAGGTGGGCGAGACCTGGCGCGTGACGTGCGCCGGACGGCGGCGTCAGGCCGCTTGCGGGTGGTCGCGCAGGTAGCGCGCGACCTTGGAGCGGTCGCCAGTGCGGTCAGCTTCGGCGCGCAGGCGCTCCAGCTGGTTGCCCACGGCGGCAGCGCCCGGTTTGCCGGACTGCACGCGCCGATCGGGGGCCGGCGCGACACGCTTGGTCTTGGTGATCTTCATGTTGGCCTTCAGCTCGCCGATAGCGACAGCGAATTTCACGGGGTCATTGATGGCGGCCAGCTTGCGGGCGACCATGGAGTTCGTGCCCAGGGCGTGGCGCATCTGCGCCGAGGTCTCGGGCGTGTCCAGCGCACCCATGACAATGCCGCGCTGCACGACGCTGAAGGTGCTGTCGAAGGCCTGCACGGCTTCCTTCTGCGCCTTCACGGGCAGCTTGGCCGTGGCCTCGTCAACCGCAGTCAGGCGGTCGGCCCACTGCTTTTGCTGCTCGCGCTGGGCCTGCTCGCGCTTTTCCTTCTGGACTGCGGCTTCGGCCTTGCGCTGATTGAAGGCAGCGTAGTCGGCCTTGAACTTGGCCTTGCCCTCGTCCGTGTACATCTCGTACTCGTCCGGGTCGGGCTCCTTACCCACCTCAATGGTGGCTTCGGCGGGGCGCATCGCCTGCAACTGCTCTTCCAGTTCGCGGGCACGCTGCTTGGCCTCCAGCTTCTCCTGCTCCTCGCGTTGCAGTCGGCGCTTCAGTTCCTTGCGTGCCACGCGCATGCGGGCGAAGGCGTCGTTGGCCGTCTCGTCGCCCAGTGCAGCGATGGCAGCCTCGGCGGAGGCGTCGTCGTCGTCTTCGGCCGGCTCGGGCTCGCCACCCAGGCTGATGACGACTTCGCTGTCGTCTTCTTCGCCTTCGTCGGCCGCGCTGGCGGAACCCTCGCCGCCCTCGTCGTCGGCATTGCCGTCGACGTCATCAGCACCGGCCGTGTCGCCGTCCAGATCTTCGTCCTCATCTACGACCGCGGCACCACCACCGCCGCCGCCCATCTCAGCCGGAGCCATGACGCGACGAAGGAGCAGCGAGAGCAGTCGGGAGTGGCGCATTGTTCAAATCCGTGGTGGGGATTGCGCGATTGTCATTCAAATGAATTGAACTTCCAAGGGCCAACCGTTCAACGTCACTGCATGGTCACCTGCTGCGGCGGCTGAAGCATCTGCTGCAGCGCCTGGTAGCTGGCGATCAGCTGGTCGTTGTGGCTTCCCATGGTGTCGGCGTAGGTCTTGGCCGTCTGCGCCCGCTTCAGGTCCGCGTCGGCGACGACTTGCACAGTCTGTGCGCGAGCCTTGCCGGCGTCGGCCTGGGCCTGTTCGGCAGCGGCCAGGGCGAACTGGTCTTGGGGCGACGGCTGGGCTTGGGCCTGTTCCTGAGCCATCTCGGCAGCCTCGTCCTTGGTGGGCTTGATGACGCCCATGCGGACCAGCTTGCGGCGGAAGTACTCGCGGGCGTCGTTGACGCCCTCGCCGTCCATGTTCATGAGGATCAGGCCGTCCAGGATGGCGATGGTCTCCGGGTCCTGCGTGTTGGCCTTCATCGCGGTCAACTCGCGCACGGTGGCGGCGCGCCTGCTGCTGCTGCTGGGGCCGACGTCGGGAACGACATCGAAGTTCGCCTTCGTAATGTCGTTGCGGGTGTAGTCCTCGCCAGTCTCCGGGTCGTATGCGGCCTGGTTCAGGATGATGCTGCTCGGCGTGCCGTCTGCAGCCAGTACCTTGCGCTTGTCGTCGCTGTCGACGGCGATGTCGCGCATCATCGCGAGCCAGATTTCGCCCTCGCGCTTGCGGCTACGGGCCAGGTTGCTGAGGTAGATGAACACCTGCATGTCCAGTCGGTTCTGGATCAGCTCGACCGTCTTGCCGCTGATGTTGGACTGCATCTGCTCGCCGGCCTGCTGGTTGCCCAGCATGTCCTCGAGCGCCTGGACGGCCATCTGCGCCAGCGCGGCGACGGCCGGCGGTACCTCGGGCGACTGCTTGTAGCCGGCCGGCACGTTGCTGCCCGGGATGGGCTGGCCGGTGGCCGGGTCGGTCATCAGGTTGGCCAGCAGGTACGGGAAGCGCTGGACGTTGTGGTTCGCCCACATGTAGGCGTGGCCGGCGATCTGCTCGGGCGACATGATCGGAACGTCAGGGCCCGACTCGGCCGCCATCTGCGCCAGCCACGACAGCAGCATGTTGTAGAGCCGCTGAGCGTCTTTGGCCAGGCGCACATGCCCGTTGCAGCGCTCGATACCGTCGACCACCTGGCGCATGCCGTAGAACGGCACGACCGGAATCTCCGTGCCGGCGATGCGCTGCGGCTTGTGGTCGCCCTTGTCGAAGATCTTGCCGCCGCTCATCGTGTACTTCCACACGACGCGCTGACGCACGCGCTTCTGGCGGACCTCGGTGAAGCCGGTGGCTTCCAGTTCCTCGGCCAGGCCCTCGTCCTCTTCCAGCTCGGTCTCGGTGACGCGGCGCTCGTCGCCCATCAGGCCTTGGAAGAAGTGCACGAGCTCGGTCTCTTCCTCGATGCGGTACAGCTCGGCGACGTAGACGACGTCCGGCGTGCACCAGTCGAACTCGTTCATCCGGATCTCGTGCGGCCAGGTCGTCGGGTCGTCGTCGAATTCGTCCTCGTACTTGCGGCGGTCGTAAGGCGTCAGCACGTAGCAGCGCGAGGCGTCGCGCTTGTCGTAGCGCTTGCCATCAAGCGACCAGAACACGCGGTTGTCGGCGTCGTGGATGGGCTCGATGCGAATCCGCTGCTGATCGTTGTCGTCGTCGAGCTCGTCCTCATAGTCCGCGCACAGGCGCCAGGCACCAAAGCCGCCGGAGACGCCCTCCTCGAAGGCCGTGTCGACGGCCTCGTCGCCGCCGCTGGCCTGGAAGTCGGCGCGGTATAGGCCGTCGCAGGCGTCGGCCAGGTCGTCATCCTTGCTGCCGTCCTTCGGCTGGAAGTCCAGCGTGATGCGGTTGTTGCGGTACTCGCTGATGACACGCTTGACCGCAAGGTGGACCTTGTTGAACTCGAACCGTGGCTTGTTCTCGAACTGGTCGCCGAGCGGGCCTTCCCACTGCGCGCCGGCGATGTAGCAGAAGCGACGATCCTCCAGGCACTGCATGCGCTCTTCGCGCACCGCGGCCTGGATGTCGCTGAACTCCTGCAGGGCCTCGGCGTGGAGGTCTTGCAGCTTGGCTTGTCGGGATTGGCGTGCCATCGCGTGCCTTTCAGACCACGAGCGACGTGCCGTCGGTGAAGTTCATCCACTCTCGGCCGTCGGGGTAATAGCCGGCCGCGGACATGGTCTTGCCGGCGCACGCCGAATAGACCTGCTGACGGCCGAGGACGTAGCCCGTCGTGTCAGCGACTTGGTCGCCGCACAGCAGGTTGCCGCCGTAGCTGAAGTCACACATGCACTTCAGCCCATGGCGGATGCCGCTCATGAAGCGGCGGATGGTCTCGATGCGACGCTGGTTGGCTGACTGCGCAAGCCATGCCTGCACCGTGGCCGAAGGGCTGGCGCGCGATCCGCCGGAGTCGTAGCCGAACTCCGTGCACCAGATGTCGATGCCCTGCTTGTTGTAGGGCACGAGCGCCAACCGAATCTGGTTGACGCCGCCTTGCGGTAGCGTGCCGTGCGTGCCTCGGCCGGCATAGGTGGGGTTGGCGGTCGCCCAATATGGATGCGACGCGACAGCGTCGAACGTCTGCCAACCCATCGTGCCGACCAGCGCCGGGTAGGCCGCGGCGATGTCGGAGCCACCCGCCGCCTGGGCCAGCCATGTGCTGAAAGTGGGCACGTTGTACATGCCGCACGTCAGCACCACCATGCTCGGATCGGCCGTCTTTACCGTGGAGTAGATGACGGCGCGCTCGTTCACGAACTGCTGTGCCGTGCCCCACCATTCGCCGACCGTCGTGCCAGCGAAGTTGTTCGCCTCGGGCTCGTTGCGGACCTGAATGGCCTTGAAGAAGCCATTCCAGACCGTCTTATTGCGGGCGATGAATTGCTGGAAGAAGTAGGCGACCTGCGTCAGGTCGTTCGGGTAGCTGCCGCCGCCCGGACGCCCATAGGGATCGTTCGTTGCCGCTTGACCAGCCTGCGCAAGCCATGCGCCGATGCTGTGCCAAGCGAAGATGCCCGAAAGCACGCCATTGGCCACCCACTGCGTCACGAACAGGTCGAGGTTTGCCCAGTTGATGGTGTTCGCGGCCGTGAACATCACCGAAGGACTGAGCGCGCTGCAGTCGTAGGTGGACACGATGCCCAGCTGGAACGCCGGAGGATTCGTACCGTCGCCGCCGCTCGTCGGTGCGCGGACAGGCCAGTCCTGCGTATTCGTACCGAAGAACGTTGTCGGGATGAAGAGAGGCCCCGAGGCGGTCTGGACCGCCCCCGAGTCGGGGCTCACCGAAAAATCTGAACCTCGTAATCCAGTAGGTCGTAGGTGTTGCCAGCCGTGGCTCCGCTGATCGCGAAGTTCAGGTAGTTGTCGACCGTGTTGTCCCAGGTGGACGTGAACTCGCCGACCTGCTGCGAGAGGCTGCCGTCGCCTTCGCGGCTGCGGCGGAAGGTAGTGCCGAGCCGACCGCTCTTGTAGGCCATGGTGAACTCGAACACGACCTCCAGGCCTGTAGCCGACCAGCCAGTGTTCGTCACGTTGGACGCGCCTGACAGCAGGTTCGGGTCGGAAAGGCTGTTCAAGGGGCCGCCCTGGATCTGGAAGAAGCTGGCCGCGTCGGTGCCGGTCTTGCGTACCGTCGCTCGCCCGCGGATCAGGCCGAAGCCATCGGTCAGCGTGCCTCCTGGAATCAGCATCGGCTCAGGGATGCCGAACACACCCGACGAACTTGCGCCGTTGAACGTGTTGATGGGGCTACTGAAGCTACCACTTGCGCGATATCCCAGCGTCACGAGACCCTTGCCGGCGCCGACCTTGGTCATATCGGCGTAGAGATCGTAGGTGCTCGGATCTTGAGAGACCGCGTTCAGCGTCGCCGGCACCAGCGTGTAGGTCAATGCCCGTTCGCAGATGATGCTGATCTGGTGGTCAACGCTGAACGGGCCGATGTAGGCCGGGCTTGCACCGAGCGGCGTGTAGCGCTGCGACGCGAGGGCGCCGGGGCGCAATACGTTCGCGAGACCCGATCCGCCAGCCGCGAAACGCAGTCGCTGCCCGGCAGTCAGGGTGATGGTTGGGCTCGAACCCGCCGCAATCGTCGGCATAGCGTCATCCTTGGATCGGATGAGCTGCCGGGGGGCTCGGGTACTCAGCTGGCCGGCGTGGCGCGGGCCATGGGGCGGGAGTTTAGCGGCGCAAGCGGCGCGCGGCTACAGGCCTGCTGGCGCCCTGATGACGTCCAAACCGGCGGCCACGACCTTGCGCCTCTGTGTCACGGTCAGCGTGCGCGAGATGTCGGCCAGCTTCAGCGTGGCGGTCCAGTCACCTGGCGCGGCTGCGCACGCAGCTTGCAGCGCATCCATGGCGGCGAGCCGAGGCCGCTTGCAGAACAGGCCGCTGAGCACGGGCATTGCGTGCGGTGACCGGCCGAACACTTGCTCGGCGATGTTGGCTTGGCTGAGCAGCCAGAGCGCCTCGCCGTGCTGTTGCATCAGGGGCTTCAGGTCGGCAACGATGCCCATCAGCGCCTCGCGTAGTGGTTGACCATGGGCAGGACCTCGACCTTCGGAGGAGGCGGCGCAGGCGGCCGCAATGCCCGATGCTCGCCCAAGCCCAGCATCTGGTACTGCCCGGCCTCGCACGGGTGGCTGAAGGCGTTCTTGTTCGGCACATCCCGGTAGCGCTCATCGCCTGACACGGACACGCGCTTGAACGCATAGCCGCCCTGCATGCCCTTGCGCGTGACCTTGCAGTCGGGGTGGATGAGGAACCCGGGCTCGCCGTCGATCATGCGACGCAGCGATGCAGCGACAGCCTCAGTGCGCACCGTGAAGTCATTCGTGGGCGCTGGCTTGGCGTGGATGCCGTTGGCTTCCAGCAACTGGAACACCGTCCTCTCCTCGTTGTCGCCGGCCTGTCGCTGATCGCCGGCCGGGTCGCCCGTGATTGACGCGATGGCGTAGCCAGGGCATTTCTCGCCCAGGAACCGCTTGAGCTCGGTCGCAAACCTGATGATGCCGGTGTCCTCGGTCACCAGCTCATGGCGCCAACGCACCTGCCCGTTCGCCATGCGCTGCCCGATCATCGCCGCCGGCGTCAGGCCGAAGTCCAGGCCGATGTGCAGGCCAAGCCCTGGCGTGAGCTCGAACGCCCGGCAATGCGTGCTGTCGCGGTAGTCCGGGTAGACCGGCTTGCCGTCCTTCACGAAGCCGTATTCGTTGGCCAGGTTGACGAGAATCCAGTCTTCGCCCTTGCCCTGCGCGCCCTTCAGGTAATACCCCTTGGGTAGGTTGTGCAGGTTCTCGGCCAGCGGGTTTTCTCGCCACGGCGCATCCTTGTTGTCGCGGATCAGTCCGCCGGGCTGCTTCAGGAACAGCCAGCCTTCCGGCCGCTCCTCTTCGGCAAGGCGGTAGTACCAATGGTCGGTGTCGGGCGCGTTGGTGTCGCCGTAGATGCCGTACCACGTCGGCTCCACGGCCTGCGGATAGCGGCCGACGCGCAGGTCCAGCATGGACACGATGGCAAACGGCAGTTCCTTGGTCTCGTTCAGCCATGCTGCGGTCGCCTGAACGCCGCGCAGCTTCTTGACGTGCTCCTCGCGGTCCAGCGCGAGAAAGATCATCTCCGCATCGACGCGCGTGCCGTCTTCCAGGTTGAACTTCAGGTGATGAGTCGGCGGCTCGAGGCCGCCCTTGTTGAAGTCGCCCAAGTCCTCGAACATCTCCAGCCAGTCCTTGATGGTCGTGCCGAAGAGGTCGGGATAGGTGTTGCGCACGGCGATGATGCGCGTCTTGCGCACGCCGTTGCTGTCCGGCGCTTGGTCAACCATGATGCGGAAGGTCTTCCAGCAACTGGCGTTCGTCTTCGATGACCCCAGCGGGCCGCAGATGAACGTGCGCTGTTCGCGGCTGAGGATGTAGCGCTCAAGGGTCGGGCCCTGCGGCGCGTAGCTGAAGTCAACCTTCGGCATCGCGGCTGCGGCCGGTGTAGTCCTTCACGGTGACGACGAGGCCCGCGCCGTCGGAGCCGATGGTCAGCGGCAGCACGCGGCCAAGCAGCGCCGAGAACGCCTTGGGCTCCGACCTGGCCAGGCCGACGAGGTAGCCCGTCAGACCTTCCTTGCCCTTGCCGTCCTCGCCTACCTTCTCGGCCGCGAGCAGGATGGCCTCTTTCAGCGTCTTCGTGGTCTTGCTCTGCGATCCTTTTGGACGACCAGGACCAGGACCCATCGCGGCAGCACCCGAGGGTTTTCGCTTGGTTTTTGAAACCGTGTCAGCCATGCCCGTCATTTTCCGCTGTGAAGACTATTCACGCCATCAGTCCGACACGCGGTCAGGACTTGGGTTCTCGTCAAACCGGACTGCCTTGATCGTCTCGGCGCCGGTGAGCATCGCCTTCATGATCCGATGCCGGCCGTCCATCAGCTCGCCGTCCTCGTCCAGAATGATCGGGCAGTCGAGGTCGGCGTCGTTCACCGCCTTCATGTGCATGACCATCTCGCGCAGCGTCAGCTTCTCGTAGGAATAGGCGATGCACAGGTGGTCGAGCGGAACATCCATCACCGGCAGATTCCGGCTCAGCTCGAACAGCCGCGGCACAGACCAGGTGTGGCGGCCGAGCGTACCGGCCTGGTCCTTGGGGTCGATCCAGGGTTTGATTTTCATAGCGGGTCGTCCCACATCAGCCGCGCAACTCGCGCGATTTCTCGCGGCTCCAGCAGCATCGACGGACAGAAGACGATGGCAATCAGCAGCGAGAACGGGAGGATGGCGCGACAGGCGCCGACTGCAAAGCCCCTCAGGAATGCGCGTGCGTGGGCACCCAGGCCCGCAGCGTCTCCAGCATTGCCACCTGCTCCGGAGTCAGGCTCGGGACCTGCGGACGCGGCCTGGCCATCGCCAGCCACTGCCAGTACGCGCTTGGCCCGGTGATCCCGAAGCCACTCACGCCATCGCCGTCGCAGCGATAGAAGCCGTTCCAGGGCGTGATGCGGGGTTTGGCGGGCACGCGGCATTGTCACGGTTTCTTGCTCCATGCGACAACCTTCAGCAGCGTGCCGTCGACCATGAACTGCCAGCCGGGCCAGCCAGAGACGGTCAGGCGGCGGGCGCGCTGCTTGTAGATGGACGGGATCACGCTGGGCGTGACGACGTGGACGATGAGCTGCCCTTGCGGCGGCCGGTGGCGCTGGATGGCGGCCGAGATGACTTCGCATCGCACCTCGTGCTTCGTCTTGCCCGCGGCCTTCTTGGGCCGCACGCGCTCCCACTCGTCGGGGTGCATCGAGCCCTTGCTGGCGTTGCAGGTCAGGCAGGCCCAGCGCAGGTTGCTGCGGCGGTCCGTGCCGCCGAGCGCGAGCGGCATGTAGTGGTCGAGCGTGCCGCGGCGCTTGCCTGTGGAGACACCGCAGTAGGCGCAGCGACCACCGGCGCCGGCGTGAACGACGTCGCGCGCGAGGCGCTTCTGCTCGGAATTCACGCCGACACCTCCTCGACCGTGATCTCCCGCAGCTCAGCCTGCAGTGGCACCTGAACGATCTGCCCGTCGTCACGCTTCACGAGGACGCCCGGCACCTGCAGAAATGCTCCGCCCATGCGGCTCACCATCTGGCCCCACATGAGCACGTCGCCCTCGAATTCGTCGTAGTAGTGGTGCCCTTGGACCATGACCTTGACTCTCACGCCGCCTCCCCCAGCAGCTCGCCCTGTATCTGCTGCACCGCCATCGGCGTGATCGTGATGACGACGCGGGCCTCGCCGTCGGGCTCCATGCGCTCGGCGGCGTAGCTGAAGATCCGCTTGTCGTCCTCGAAGGCGACGCCGTTGAGCGCATCGAGCAGGACCTTCTCGGCATTGGTCAGGTCCATGCACTGCACGGTGTCGTCCCAAGCTGCGCCGTGCTGGCGCTGACGCTTCGCCCAGTCCAGCGGCCGGTGCGGGTACAGCTGCAGCCTGACCGCGACGCGACCCACGATCGGCCGGCGCACGCCCTGCTCGAACGCGAGGCAGGCCACGGTCTTGATGAACGCCTTCGCCTCCTTGGTCGGCACGATGCTGATGTGCTTGCCGAGCTTGACGGGCTGCCAGTAGCGGTTGGCGCTGATCGGGTAGGGGAGGGTCAGGCGGATCACGCGAACGCCCTCCACACCGCATAGCCCATGAGCCCCGCAAGCACGATCGCTGCAGCGATCAGCTTGAGCTTGACGGCCACGAAGAATCCGAGGATGAGCAGCACGTTGGCCGCAGGCGACCAGAGGTTGTGTTGCGGCCGCTGGCTGTCCACGATCTGCTGGGCCTCCCTGCATGCGCAGTTGCGACCCTGGCCGACCTGGCAGTGAACGCACTTTTCCCGTTTTCCCATTTCCCATTCCCGATTCCCGGGAAAAAGTCTGGTCAACGGGAATTCCCGGGGCTCCCCTCTACTTTTCCCCTTTCCCCTACGGGGAAAGAGGGAAAAGCGGGAAGCGGGCTTGCCGACCGACGGTAAATCGACCTGTTTTCCCATCAGATTTCCCATCTCACTTACTCCTCGGGATTCGGGCCGCGACCGTTCAAGTGCACGCGGCCCATGACTTCGGTGATGACTGACTGAGCCGCCAACTGCTCGACGGCGCGGTAGATCGGGGATGAGGTGAAACCCTGTTCACCCAATGCCTTGACCAAGTCGGACCGCTTCATCGTGCGGTTCGGCGCTTGGGCCAGCGTCGTGATCAGCGCCGTCTGCAGGGCCTGGCCCTTGACGCGCTTGCTCGGGATCTGTGCCACGGCCGCCCGGCGGTCGGTGGACTCGACCACGCAGGTGGTGATCGGCTTGTTCCACTGCCCGAGCCCCATGTGCACCACGCGGAACACCGAGACGATCTCTTCGCCGCGGCTGCTGAGATCGCGTTGCTTGGTGATCGTCGCCGTGTGGATCTTGGTGTCGCTCTCGCCGGTGACCTCGATTTCTGTGTCCGTCGCCGCCTTCAAGCTGCTGTGCCCGCGGCTGCCCTTCGCCGAGTCCTTGCCGCTGTGGTGAACGAACATGACGTGCGCGCCGGTGAGCTCGCGCAGCCGGTCGGCGTGCGTGATGACGGCGCCCATGTCCTCGCTGGCGTTCTCGTTGCCACCGCCAAAGGCGCGGGCCAGCGTGTCGATCACGATCAGCGCCACCGGCACGCCGTAGCGGGCTGAAACGGCAGTACAGGCATCGGCGAGCCGGGACAGGTCGGCGCGTGCGTCGAGCAGGTTCACCGCCACCGGGACGATAGCTAGGGCCGGGTCGGCGCAGTGCAACTGCCGCCAGGCCAGCACGCGCAGCTTGATCGACTCCGCACCCTCACCGGCCACGTACAGCACAGCGCCCTGCACCGTGCGCTTGCCAAGCCATTCCCGGCCGGTGCCAACATGGCAACCCATGTCGCAGGCCATGAAGCTCTTGCCGCTGTTGGACTCCCCGTACATGACCGACAGGCCGCCGCGGGTGATCACGTCCTCGACCAGCTGCTCAATGCGAATGCTGGCCTGCGTGATGTCCTCCGAGAACACCAGCGGCAGGCCCTGGGCTTCGGATGGGGCGACAGGCGCCGGCCCCGCGTTTTTCCACCCGCTGTCCTGGGCCATCTTGAACACCGTGTTGAGCCCCACGCCGGCCAAGCCGCGGGGCTTAAAGCTGCGCCAGACCCGGAGTTGGTCCTGGGCGTCGTACTTGCTTGACTGCTGGCTCCAGGCATCCCAGAGCGCGAAGCCGTCGGCGCCCGGCATCTCGTTGTTGATGGCCTGGCCCACCTGCACCCAGGTCTCGCGGTCGTCGGCGCCGATGTGCTGCAGCGCTTCGTGCACGTCGTGCAGGCGCTGCGGCGCAATCGGGTTGACCGGCGCCGGCGCGGCCGGCAGTACCGGGGCGGCCCGGCCCATGTCGCGAATCCAGGCCGGCAGGGTCGACGGCACCACGCCGTCCAGCGGGTCGCTGCTGGTCTCCCAGACGTAGGGCCGCGTGTGCGGCGGCTCGGCCAGCGGTGCGAACGACGGTTCAACAGCGATGTAGCCGTCGGCCTTCAGGTCCACGCCCGGGCCCAGCTTGCCCGGCAGGTGCTCCACCAGCGCCGCCGCGAACACCCGGTGTTCGCCACCGCCACCGGTGTACGCCAGCACGTCCGACACGATGGGGCCGTGCTGGGCCTCCAGCCGCTCCATGGTCTCCATGCCGCCGTTGCGGGGGTCGATGTCCACGGCCACCAGGCCGCTGCCCTTCAGCGCAATGCCGATGTTCGCGGTGGGCTCGCTGGCCCACCAACTGCGGATCTGGTCGGCGTCGGTGGTGGCGTCGTGAAAGCCGTTGCGCACCAGGCGGCCGAGCGGCTTCTTGGTGCCCGGCGTCAACGGCAGCACGTGCCAGCCCAGCAGCGCATAGCGCAGCGCGTAGTTCAGCGCGCTCCGCGCTTCGTTGAGGTCGTGCACGGCGGCGGTCATGCAGCTTTCAAAGTGGCCTTGAGGTAACGCGCGACCAGATGCAGAGCGCTGCGGACGCCAGCCTTGCGGTTGCAGACCTTCAAGTGATCCTTGAGCGTGCACTCGGCAATGCCGAGCTTCCAAGCGGCGAGCTTGCGGCAGCCGTACTCGGCCAAGGCCTCAATGACTTCACGCTCGCGTCGGGTGAGATTGCCGGGGAAGTACTCGGGGCCCCTGGCGCGCTCGAGACGGATCTGGGTGGATGAGCTCACGTTCCCCTCCGCAGTTGCTGGTGAAGCTCCCAGGCGCCCTGCAGCGATGGCTTGCCGCGGCTGGGGTCCTTGGCCTGTGCGTAGCGCGCGATCAAGTGCAAGGTCGTGCGCACGCCGGCTTTGACCCGGGCGCTGTGCAGGTGGTTCTCGACGGTGCACTTGCGCAAGGACAGGCGTTCTGCGACTTCAACGGGGCAGCCGAGCTCGGCCATCACGTCGACCAGCAGGCGCTCGGCCGGCGTGAGGTTGGCCGGGAAGTCTTCCGCACGCTTGCGGGCATGCTGAGCACTCATGTGGCCGCCCTCAGCGACGCCACGAGCTGCGCCAGTTCTGGCAGCAGGCCCTCGACCTTGGTCAGCATGCGGTGCTTGCGGGCCTCGGGCGTGTCCATGTACTTGGCGGCCAAGTACTCGATCACCGCGGGGGCGTCATTCGTGCTGGCCAGCCAGGCCTCGAGGTCGTCGAGGTTGAACCGCTGGGTGTCACCCTCGTTGGGGTTGAGCTTGCGAGTCAGCGTGGACGGCGCCAGGTCCATGTCCGCGGCTTGCGTCTTCTGGGACTTGGCTACGACGGTGGAGCGGTGCGCGACATAGGCGCGCAGGCTGGAGAAGCGCTCCGGGAGCGACGGCTCCCAGTTCAAGGTGAGCTGGTTCATCGCACGACATGGCAAGACGGGTTGCCGTCTGTTGCCATCTCCGGTTTGGACAAAAAAAGGAGAGTCCGGTCATGGCAAACACAACCGGACACTCTGTGAATGAACTGAGGCGCGCCGCAAAAGGCGGCCGCCCTGCCTTGGGCTACCCTGGCAACACCCCTGTTACCAAGCCCAAGGAGGGCGACCATGGAAGAACTCGACAACGTCAACCACGCGATCAACATCGTCACGATGCGTCACCAGACACTGCTGCGCGCGATGTGCGCGTTGGTGCAAAACCTGCCCGAAGAAGCCAAGCGAGGGTTTGCTCAAGACACACGTTTTGCAGTGCAAGAACTCCTGCAGGACGCAGCAGACCTTGTGACTGCAGAGATAGACCATCTGGTAACGCTGGATACGGCGGCGCTACTGGAGGCCGCCGGCTTCCCGCCTCAGCGAGACTGAGAGCGCGCCGACGCGCGGCGTGGAAGCAGCGCGGCATGTCAGGCCTCCTGAGGAGCGGGCTCAATGGGAAGGGTGAGTTTTCCTTCCTTCATCGCCTGATATGCGGCCTTGAGCGCAAGGTAGTTCCGCGACAGCACATCTTTACTACGACCAGTGAGCACCTTGCTGACGGTTGGCTGCGGGATGCCTGTGACGTCGGCGATCTGCTTCTGCGTGAGGCCTGCCGCTGTGAGGGCCTCCACGTACTCGCGCGGCTCAAGTTCGTATTCCATGGTGCATATTCTGGCAGTCGCTGAAGAATATGCAAGTGCGATTCAATCCGCGGATGGAAGAAGACTTGGACTCAGTCGGCGGCCGCCTCAGATACGCCAGAGAGAAGCGCGGCCTGAAGCAAGATCAGCTCGCCAAGATGAGCCGCGTGACGCAGTCGACCATTTCCAAGCTGGAAAAGGGAACCACTCAGGAAACAACCAAGCTCTCAACTCTGGCGCGCGCGTTGCGGACGCCGCTGGACTGGATCGAACTGCGACGCGGGCCGGAACCCGCCTGGGAAGACCCTGATGCCGCGCATAGCCCACTGCCGCACTCGGATGTAAGCGCCGGCCTTATGCAAACGTTTGAGCATGTCCTCACAACGATGGAGGAGCTCATGGGACTGCAGCAGGTGCCGGCGCGCTTTGTATATGCGCTGCCGGATGACGCTATGGGGGAATTCGGCAGAGCCGGTACGGAAGTGCTATTCCATGCCGCTGACGACGCCAAGCCAGGTGCTGGTGTGCTGGTGCGGGACGGAGCCGGCGCGTTGCACGTACGCCGAAAAGCCCAGGGACGTGAAGATTCCCACTGGCTGGCCATCGCGCCAAATCGGGTGTATCGCGATCTAGATAGCGAGCGCGACTCGCTCAAAGTCTTGGCAGTCTGGCGCGGGGTTGTGAACCGCGGGCTGGAGGACGTGTGAATCCTTTGTTCTCACTGCTACTAATCGGCGTTGCGTACGTCGAGGCCACGCTGCTGAAACACTACGCCCGCGCATTTGCCGGCTGGCGATTTCTGCCGCTGATGGCTTGCTGCTGGGCGCTGACGATCCTTGCTATGGTCATCGTCGTGTCGTTGCTGACGCACTAACGCGCCTCCTAACCCCATCTGAAGCCCGCCATGAGCGGGCTTTTTTGCGGCTGCCGATGTCACCTGAACACGGTACAAACCCTGGAAATATTCTTTCGCGCTTGCGCGCGAATATTCTCTGACGCATACTCGCTCCCAAGCCACCGAGACGCCCCAACGGATGGTGGTGAAGCCAAAGCAGGCTGCGCATCGCACGACCTCACAAGGGAAGGCGGGGCAAGGCAGGTAGGGCTTGGCTCGACGCGGTATCGCAAGGGTGGGCTTGGCAGGCAGCCCAAGGCGTGTCGTGACCGGGAAAGGCAGGACGAGGCAGGCTAGCCAGGGCATCGCGAGACACCGAATGGAACGGCCCGGCAGTGCAGGCGAGCCCAGGCGTCGCACGCAACGGCAACGCCAGGCGCGGCTAGACAAGGCAGGCAAGGAGCAGCATGGAAAAGAAGGCAGTTCAGATCGCGGCACCGAAGCTGCGAACCGTCGAGTTCTTGATCAAGGGCACCGCGCCCTATGTTCAGGCTCGGTTCTCAGCCAAGGCCATGCAGGCGATGGCGTCCAAGATGGCAGCCGGCAGCTTGGCGAAGAAGGGTGCGAAGCGTGAGGCTCGCGACTTCAACGACGACTATCTGCAGGCCCAGCACGTCAGTACTGAGGGTTGGCGCGGTATTCCGGCCGGTGCCTTCCGGCAGGCCATGATTTCCGCCTGCCGGCTGGTTGGCTTCCGCATGACGCTCGCCAAGCTGTCGGTGTTCGTCGAGGCCGATGGCTTTGACAAGGTCGATGGCGTCCCCCTCATCCGCATCAAGGGTGAGCCGGAACGGCTGGACATGGCCGTCCGCAATGCCACGGGAGTGGCTGACATCCGCGTGCGCCCAATGTGGCGCGAGTGGTCCGCAAAGCTCAGGGTTCGCTATGACGAAGACCAGTTTTCACTGGATGACATCACAAATCTTGTCATGCGCGTCGGGGTCCAAGTCGGAATTGGCGAAGGCCGGCCTGACTCCCGAGAGTCTGCAGGACTTGGATGGGGCACCTTTGCACTTGGGGGCAGCGATGAATAAGGCTGCCCAAGACGAGCTGAAGGCGCTTTACGAAAAGTCGCCCACTCGCACGCTACGGCCCGAGGCCGTTGTCGAGTACGCGAAGAACGAAGCGACCGAGCTGCATCGCTATTTCACCTGGGATGACTGCGAGGCCGCGCAAGCGTACCGCGTCATGCAGGCGCGCTCGCTGATCCGCGTTGCAGTCCACGTCATCGAAGAGACGCAAGAAAGCGTGCGCGCCTTTGTGAGCCTGACGCCCGACCGCAAGACCGGCGCCGGCTACCGCGCCACGGTGGACGTGATGGACGACGCGCAGCTGATGGCTCAGTTGCTGAAAGACGCCCAGGCCGAGTTGGCTGCGTTCAAGCGCAAGTACGCGCGCCTCCGCGCCGCAGGCGAACTGCTCGGCGTCTTTGAAGCGATCGAGAAGGTTGAGCCACGCGCAGCACAGCCCGCTTCGTTGCAGGCGGCTTGACTAATCAAAACCGGATCAAGAACAGGAGTCGCGATGGAAACCTCCTTTATCACCCGAGCCGACACCAGCCGCCACGACGCGGCAGCGCTGGAAGAAGCACGCAGCGAGGCCCTGCGCGACGCTGACGAGCTGGCCGAGTTCCTGTCGACGGGCTGCTACCGGTACGCGACGCTGCCGCTGATGCCGCTGCTGAGGGACAAGACGGCGGAGGATTTCGCCGACTGGTCCGTGGCCGCGCTGCTGGCGCTGCTGTTCGACGCTGGCCAGCCGGCGCAGACGACGGTGGCGGCGCGTGACGCGCTGGCGTCTCGGTACTGCGAGAAGCGCGCGGCGCACATCACCATCCAGGCGGCAGAGATCTCGCTGCGCATGGCCGAGGACGCGCGCTATCCGGAGGCGGCATGAACATCCGGCCCCTCCACGACGAAACCACGCTGCCGATCCCGCTGCTGACGGTGCAGCACCAGCGTGCGTTCGCGAACACCGAGGCCGCGGTGCGCGAGCACTGCAGCGCCTGCCAGGGCGCGTGCCCGACGCCGGAGGCGTGCGAGCTCTCGGTGGCCCAGGCCACGAAGCCGCCGCGCGCTCCCTTCTGGCTGCTGCGCGTCATCACCCGCGCCCGCCTGGCCATCGCGCAGTGGCACTTGCAGTGCCTGCGCGACGAGCGCGACTACTACGTCGGCTTGGGCATGGTCGGCGATCGCTACATGCGTAACAGCTGGGCTGAAGAGGAGCGGCTGCTGAAGCTGATCCGTTCCCTCACCACCTGACTCAACGCCGACGCACGCCCGGCTGTCGGCGTGCCTACCTGAAGGACCGCAGCAATGACTGCCATTCCCATGACCGCCCATCCCGAAGCGGGCAACCCGCTGGAGGACCTCGTCGAGGCCTACATCCAGGCCAAGAAGGCCGAGGACGCCGCCAAGAAGCACCGCGTCGAGCTCGAGGAGCGCATCCTGGCTCTCGCGCCGGCCCGCGAAGAGGGCAGCGAGACGACCACGCTGAACAACGGCTTCAAGCTGACGACCACGGGCAAGCTCTCGTACAAGGTCGACGACATCGAGGCCCTGCGCGAGATCTGCCGCGACTGGGACGGCAACCTGGTGCCGCTCAAGACCGCCACGACGCTCGACGAGACCGGCTGCAAGTACCTGCGCAAGGAGCGGCCCGAGCTGTGGAAGCAGGTCGCCCGCGTCATCACCGTGGCGCCGGCCAAGACCGCGCTGAAGGTTGGCGTGTGAAGCACGGCCACACCGGGCAAGGCGGCTACCAGTCGCCGACGTACGTCAGCTGGCAGCACATGCGCGCCCGGTGTGATCGACCGTCGCACCAGAAATTCAAGCAGTACGGCGCGCGCGGCATTGCCGTCTGCGATCGCTGGCAGACCTTCGCCAACTTCCTGGCCGACGTGGGCGAACGCCCTGACGGCACGACTCTGGACCGCATCGACAACGCCAAAGGTTACGAGCCGGGCAATTGCCGATGGGCGACGGCAGAGCAGCAGAACCGCAATCGCCGCTTCTGCCACCGCGTCACGTTTCGCGGCCAGGAGATGTTGCTCGCGGAGGCCGCTGAACGCGCTGGCCTCAAGTACTCAACCGCCTACAGGCGCTTTCGCCTGACGGGCTCAATCGAATAGGAGAAGCAATGAGCTTCGACCTCAACAGCATCAAGCGCGGCCCGGACCTCAAGCCGCCCCGCCTCTTTCTCTATGCCGTCGAGGGGATCGGCAAGACCACCTTCGCAGCGAACGCGCCGAAGTCGATCTTCATCCCGACCGAAGACGGCCTGGGCGCTCTCGACGTGGCCCGCTTCCCCATGGTCGAGAAGATCGACGACGTGCGCGCCGCCATCGGCTCGCTGTACGAGCAGGAACACGACTTCGAGACCGTCGTGCTGGACTCGGCCGACTGGTTGGAACAGATCATCGCCAAGGAGATCGAATCCACGCACGACGCCAAGGACTTGGCCTACGGCAAGGGCGCTCTGAAGCAGGCCGAGGTGTGGCGCGAGCTGCTGGACGGCTTCAATGCCCTGCGCAATGACCGCGGCATGTCCGTGATCTTGATCGGTCACTGCCAGATCAAGCGTTTCGACTCTCCCGAGACCGAGCCCTATGACCGCTACCAGCCCAAGTTGCAGGAGCGCAGCGGTGCGCTCATCCGCGAGTGGGCCGACGCGGTGCTGTTCGCGAACTACCGCACTGTCGTGAAGACGACGGACGTCGGCTTCAAGAAGGAAGTCAGCCGCGGCATCACGACCGGCGAGCGCCTGGTCTACACGACCGAGAAGCCGGCCTACATGGCCAAGAACCGTTACGCGCTGCCCGAGAGCTTGCCGCTCTCTTGGGACGCGCTGAGCGCCGCGATTGCAGGCCGCGTCCAGCCTGCACAACCCTTGGCCGCCTGACGGCCCGTTCTCACCCACGCAAGGAAACCGCCACCATGGCCAAGCTCCCCACCGCATTTGATTCCTCGGCCGTTGAGCCGCAAGCCCCGCGCGACGGCGAACCGCTGCCTGCGGGCCTCTACACCGTCGAGATCACCGACGCCGACGTGAAGCCGCTCAAGTCGGGCAACGGCACCGGCTTGTCGCGGGAGTTCACCGTCATCGACCCCGCGCCGCACGCCAAGCGCAAGGTCTGGCAATCGCTGAACATCAAGCACAGCAGCGCCCAGGCCGAGCAGATCGGCCAGAGCCAGCTTTCGGCGTTGTGCCGTGTCGTCGGTATCGGCGTTCTGCAGGACAGCGACGAGCTGTTCCAGAAGATCCTGCGCATCCGTACCAAGGTGCGTCCCGCCGAAGGCAGCTACGGTCCGAAAGCCGAGGTCACCGGCTACGAGCCCGCCGGCGGCCCGCTGCCCGCCGCCAACGCACCGGCCACGGGGACCGCCTCGGCGCCCGCCGCCGGTGCCGCCACGCCCCCCTGGAAAAAGCGCGCCGCCTGATCATGGCCGCCTTGCCGCAACCCGAGCACACCACGGCGCGCGCGATCTACGCGCTGCACGAGCAGCGCGTGGCCGCAGAACCGCCGCGGAGCTATCTCGGCTGGTCCGAGCTCGGCGAGCCCTGCGAGCGCCGGCTGTGGTACGGGCTGCACTGGGCCGGCCGCGAGGCCATCGGTGGCCAGCTGGCTCGCCTGTTCGACACCGGCCACCGAGAGGAAACTCGCGTGTTGGACGAGCTCAAGGCGCTGGGCTACGAGGTCTTCGACCGCGACCCCGCCACCGGCGGGCAGTTCGCTGTCGAGTCACATGGCGGCCATCTGCGCGGCCACCTGGACGCCGTCGTGCGCGGCCTTCCCGAGGCGCCGAAGACCTGGCATCTGTTCGACGTCAAGACGATCAAGGCCAAGAAGTTCGACGAGCTGCTGAAGAAGGGCCTGCGCGCCATGTACCCCAAGTACTACGCGCAGGGCCAGGGCTACATGGGCCATCAGGGGTTGGAGCGTGCCGCGTTCCTGTTCGCCTGCAAGGACGACGATCGCATCCACCTGGAGCGGTTCGAGTTCGACGACGCTGAGTTCAAGAAGCTCGAACAGAAGGCCCTGCGCATCATCGATGCGAGCGAGCCGCCGCAGCGCTTGTCCGAGGACCCGGCCTGGTTCGAATGCAAGTTCTGCCCCTTCCACGCGCTGTGCCACGGCGAGACGCTGCCGGCCGTCAACTGCAGGACCTGCGCGCACGCAACGGCCGACACGCAGCGCAGCAATGGCTGCTGGACCTGTACCGCCGGAACCGACCGGGCGCTGGTCACGCTGCCGCTGCATCACCAGCGCCTGGCCCACGACTGTCACCGCTTCATTCCGGCGCTGCTGGTCAACGTCGCCGAACCCTTCGACAGCGACGGCGACAGCGTGACCTACAGAACCGCCGCTGGCGCCACCTTCGTCAACGGTGATCGGCCCGGCTTCAGCAGCGCTGAGATCTCGGCTGGCGGCATCGCTGCCGTGACCGATCTGATAACCCGCAAGCTGGTCGAGCAGTTCCCCACCGCAAAGGTCACTGCAGCATGAACCTGACCGAGTACCGCGCCAAGCGCGACGTCATCGAAAAGATGGTGAACCAGTTTAAGTTCATCGTGCCCGGCTGCGCCCAATGCAAGCACTTCGACTTCGGCAAGT